TTGAAGTTCTGATTCCATAATAGACTTAGGATAAGTTCTTCCATTTCTATTAGGAGTATCGGCTTGCATAAAAACACCACTGATGTAATGGGATTTCTTTGTGCCATCTGATTCGACCAGATATTGCACATCCATTACTTGTTCTGTGATTAATTTCATATCTGTCCTTAGATTGATTGGATAGTACTTAATTGGTCTGTATTTTTATAACCAGACACTTTTTTAAGTCTAACCCAAAGTTCCATATTGCCAGTACCAGTAACAGTAAACACTAATGGATATGTATTATTGATTGGATCGTTAGCAAATCCAGCTTCTGATAAATTAATACTGCCAATAGTATTAGATTGGAAGGTATATGACCTTACAGAATTTCTATCAATAGCAATAGTACAATCAGCATTGCCAGACCAAAATAGATTAGCAATATTAACTTTCTGAGTAGCACCATTCAGTGCTTCGTTTACTGCAAGGATATCCGTTGTCAAGTTAAGTGTTGCTGAACCAGCAGTGCCTGCAACTTTAACAACAACATCGCTATAGGTTTTTGATACAACTGTTATAGTTACAGCCATCTTTTATTCCTTAATTGTTTCTTGAATAACACTAAAGAAGTTATCTTTAGATTCATTCATAAAATTAATTGCTTTAGTATTATTTATTAAAATCTGATTTAGGAGATTCTGAGTTTCTTCTGTAATCGAAACACAAGAACCATCATCCAAAGTATATTCAAACCGACAACTTAATGAAGATTGTTTCTCTCTTAACTCCAATATTACTGGATCAACTGTAAATCTATTGGTTTCCAATAACGAAGAATAAGATTCAATTAAAGATGGACTTGCTTCAATGCCGTAATGTTCTTTTATAGAATTTGATATATTCTTTTTGGTACCAATATATTGTACAAAAGTTGAATAGTTCATTAGTCGTCCGTGTCTTTAAACATAGTTTGAGCAACTTCAATTTTTCTATCATCAATAGCAGATGAAATCTTATCAGCCATCACCGCTTGAAAAGAGTTCTCGATATCAGTTGCTTTACCAGAAATAATAGCATCAACTAAATTTGAAGTAAATTCTGTCATAATATGTTCCTATTGTTGTGTTGTATCTTGAGTAACTTGCCCAGAATCTTGTTCTTGATCTACTGGAGCAGGTTCCTTTTTAATCTGAGCAGCAATCTCTTTAATATCTTTTTCTGATTGCATCAATACAGTTTTCTGTACCCATTCAACTGAGAAATATTTACCAACATAAGGATCCAATAGTTGGAGAGTCTGAAGTCTGTTTTGCAGAATTTCAGTATCTTTCATTTCTTGGAAATGATTATCCTGGTTGAAATCGTATCTTATACTATTAGCAAATTCATCCCATTCATCTTCACGAATGATACCCTTTGCAACAAGTTGGATTCTTAAAATTTCATTGAATACATTAGAAAACTTATTTCTTAATCTATTTATAAACTTACTAAACTTAATCTCGTCACGAGTAATTTCTGAACTTCTACCAAGAGAGAAACCAGTATCTGGTCTAAGTCTTGAAATAGGAACATTAAGTGCTTGGAATAGTTTATTTTGGAAGTAGTTGATATCTTCAATTTGACCAAGATTCTGTGCACCGTCTAGAGTAGTAATTTCAGTACCTTTACCACCTTCTCTTCTAGGCATCCAGAAATCTTCCATCATAGAAAGATTTTTCTTATCAGTTTTAACTTCACCCGTAACAGCATCATAAACAAGTTTGTTTCTAAACTTATTCATAATGTCTTGAACGTATTGTTCAGCTTTCAGTTTAGGTAAATTACCAACATCAATATAAAATACTCTACGTTCTGGTGCTCTTGATACTCTGTAAATTACTAGAGCATCCTCAATCATTTTCAATTGGTTTGTAGGTTTGATTGCTTTATGCAAGTATCCCATAACCATATTAGTATTACCATCAAGAATACCAGAATGACAATAGGCAACTGAATCCAAACTCATACGAACGCCTTGAGTGGTCTGGGCAGTTAATCCCTTATCATTGTATAGGTAGTATTCTTCTTGGATACTTGTAAGTTCTACACCTTTAGGAGAACGTGAAGATTTTACAACTTTAACACGTCTGATTTTTTGGGGTTCGATGATTCTTAATTCAGTAATGCCAGATTTCTTATTATTCTCATCAAGCATGATGTTATAATAGATTCTACCATCAATATACCAAGTTCTAAAAATGTCATGACCTCTATCATTGAACTTCAATAGAGTAAGTACATTCTCAAATTCATCTCTAATTTTCTTTTTGATGCCATCGGAAACTTTAGTATCGTCAAGAACGATATCGACAGTTTGGCCAGTATCACTAGTAACGATTGCTTCGTTGACAATATCTTCAATTGCTGAATCGCAATCTGGATATTGACTGATTTCACGATATTTCCGAATTAGATCATTTTCGTTTTTAATGCCGCCATCTAAATCTACAGAAAGACCATAGTAATTTGCAGCAGATACCAAAGCAGAACCGTCTTCAAGAGACGGTGGCACTACTGAAGCCACCACCGCCTTTTGATTCGCTTTCTTTTTGGTTAAATTAATTCCAAAAATTTCCATTATATACCTTTATTAGTTATAGACTAACTGTTCCGAATGGAGTATCTATTGATACATTAACACCAAATCCATTACCTGGTTTGGTTGTATTAGAAGTCCAATAGTCATATAAGAAAGTAACATCGAAAGATTCGATTGCTGTACCTGCTTCATAACTTAATTCAATAGAACCAATCATTTGTGGAAATGCATTGATGAATGTGTACTGTTTCATAGTATCGCCATTTCTATCAAGTTGTTCTACTCTCAATTGAACTTGATAAGCTAATGGATTAACGATACCTGTAGTAGAAGCAGCATTTTGGATACCTTCAATCCATTCTTCAAATCGGTTACGGATATTGAAGTTTGTATCATTATAGATGCTTACTGTCCAAGGTTCGTAAGTACGTTCCCCAGCAATATGAACGTCACGACCGCGGTATTGAACAGGAATATCCTGTATAGTAGATGCTGGTAATTGAGCAGCATGACATAAGAATTGAGATTCTTGTGCAGCTAATAAACCAGAACCACCACCAACCCAACTTGGCATTGATAACATTGCTCTAAAGTGATTAGCTCTAGCACCGCCACCCTTTAAGGTGCTTTTGAAATCATTAATTTGTGCCATTTATATCTCCTTATGCACCAACAGTTGAGAACTCAACGCTTTGACGAGTAGCGATGAAGTTTAATGTGATGTAATTGATTGAGTAGTTTGGTTTGATGTATATATCAGCAATGAAGTTATAACCTTCAATTACAGCAGCTGTATTGTTAGTCGTATCACAAACCACTTGGAAATCAGTAATACCACGTCTTCCTTGAATATCTCTCAAGAATGGTTCAAGCATATTTTTGAACTGTGCTCTTGTGAAAGAATCATTGTATTCAAACAATTGGTATTTTGCCGCAACTGAAATAGATCTTTCAAGAATGATGAACAATCTACGAGTTCCAATACGGTCAAAAGCAGATGGTTTAGCTAATAGAGTTTTGTCGCCATAAAGCACCACACCTTGACCAGGGAAAGAAACCACTGGGTTAATGCCATTGCTATAAATTGCATCTCTAGCACTTTTATCTGGATTGTAAGCTAATTTAACTACATTTTTAACTTGACCGCGGGTATAACCACCAGGAGAGAACCAAGGATCATTTGTGCCATCTGTACGAGCACATAATCCAGCAGTATCACCATTTAATGGAATCCAACGGTAAACGTCATTATATCTGTCATACTGATATTTATAACCAGAATCAAGAACAGCATAAGAAGATGATGGAAGTGCATCACGGTATGCTGAAACTTTAGCAGTAATATCAGAACCATTGCCGATTAAAATATCGCCAGTAGTATCTTCTGGAGAAGCAAATACGATAATATCTTTACGAACTTCAGCAATGTTGCTAATTAATGAAGTAACAGTTGCAGATGATGCTTTACCAGCAGCAATGTAAGCAATAGGATATAATTCTGGGTTAGCAATTAAATTATATGCTTCTAATTGATTTGCTGAAGTTGATGTTAAGTCACTAACACCACCAGTCAATTGGTAAGTAGCATTAGCAGTAAGATTAGTATAAACAGTAGTACTAGTTAATATAGTATCCCAATCTGTTGCTAATTTAGAAGTCCACCAAACATAGTTAGATTGGTTGTTTAATACATTTTTATAGTAACTGCTTGTTCCGTTATCGGTTTTAGCATTAACTGCTTTAGAAACGAATGGGAATTTTTCAAGAATCGTTCCAGGAACGCCTGTCCATTCACCTTTAGAATCAATAATAAGAATATGCAATTCATCAGAAGCAGTAGTAGCACCTTTTTGTGTAGCAAAAGATGAAGTACCTGGAGCAGTAGAGAATTGACTTACGTATTGCCAATCAGCTTTAATAGCACCGTTTGTTAATGCAATAGCAGCATTGGCAGAAAGAGTAGCTACGCTATCAGAAGTAATTGAAGCAACTGTACCAACAGTAGCACCAGTTGTATCTTTTACAACAGCACCAACATATAATTCAGTTAAGAATTTAGTTTGAGCCGCACCTGAAGTTCCACCAGTTAAGGTAGTAGCAGATGTTAAAGTAGTGACAGTACCTGAAAGAGTAACTGCTTTAAATGTAGCAGCATCAGCAACCGCAATTGCAATAGAATTACCTAATGCACCAGGATATTTTGCTGTAAATTTAATTGTGCCCGTACCAGCAATGAAATTTTGTTCATATACTGTTCTATTATTGATGGTAGAAGCAGTGCCTGAAGAAACAGCATTTCTTTGAGCAGTAGTACCAGTACGAATGTTTAATAAGTTACTAGAATAAGATAAGAAGTTTGCTGCAGTAAACCATGATTGAGCATTGGTGTCAGTTGGTTTACCAAATTGAGCAACAAGTTCGTTTTCTGATGAGATAGTAGTAGGTTCTAATACAGGACCCCAAGAATAAGCACCAGCAACTGCGGCTGCAGAAGATGCTATTGTAGGTACAACATTAGTAAAATCCTTCTCTACAACTGCAACACCAGGAGATAATTGGATTGGCATGTGTGTCTCCGTTAGGAATAAGGTTAAAATTATCTATTATAAATTTGTAGATCACATTGTAAAAGTTGGTTCTGTATTTATTTATACTAATCAGAAATTCATCAAGATTTCTTTATCTGATTCATTACCATCATTCAACCAACCAGTAGGTACCATCTGTTCGTCTATAAGTTTCATTCTATCTTCATAGATTGACTTTCTCATATCAATGTTATTAAGTGCGGTAAAATATGGATCTGTAGTTAACCAGGCAAAAAGAACCAATGTCATGACAAGATCATCGTGATATCCATCGTCGGCTGCATAAGAACCTTTCGATTCGATAAACGTCGAGAATTCTGCAATGATATCAGCATCATATACTAATAGTTTATTTTCTTCTATTAGTGTTTTAAGATTATTACAACCTATTCTCTTTATTTTCTTATCAGTATTGACACCTAATCTTGATTGTCCACCAAAGCCACCGGAAATACATTGACCTTTGGAATTTCTTCCAACTGATAGTATATTTTCATATTCAAGATCTGCATGGAGAATATAACTAACTTGTTCAGAACTATTTATCTCCATAAGTACAAATGCTTCATTATAGTCATTAGCAATTTTATAGATGACATTTGGATATAGAAGTGGACTTATGTTATTATCTCTATATTTTGCCACAACTTTATATGGAAGTTGGGTAACATCTATAACTGTAAATGCTGAATAGTCACCACCAACACCTTTTGATGTATCCACAACCATAACATAACTATGGAATTGTATTGGATATTCAATAATGTCTAATCCATTATTGGAGTGTATATAAGAAATAGGTCTCATTTTGGACATTACATCACTACCAATAAGTGTATAAGATGAACCCAGAAAGTGCATCAAAACTTCTTGGTTGTACTTAATTTCACCTAAAAGTTGTTTCTGTTTGGCTGCCCATTCTTCATTATGTAAAGGATGTTCCCAATATTCAACTCGTTTGTGAATAAATCCATTTATATTTCGTTCTGCTTCATCCCACATTTTCCAAAAATGGTTGAAACCTATAGGAGTAGATGTTATAATAACCTTTGAAGATTCACCAGATGAGATTGTAGGATAAGTTGAAGCAAAGAATTCTTCAGCTACTGTACCAGGAACAGATGAAAGTTCATCAAGATATAAAAGATTGACAGATTTGCCTCGAATACCTGATGCAGTTGTGGCAGCAATAAATGCTTTGCTTTTGTTCTCTAGAGCTACTGAACCTTTGTTCCATTCGACAACACCCTGTTGAAGCCATATTGGAAGTTCTTCATACATAAGTTGAAACCGTGCCATAACTTCACGAGCAGCAGCAACTTTGTTACCCAACATAGCTACATTTTTACTTTCATTGAATACGCAGTACCAAACTAGGTAAGCAGCTACAGTTGTTGTCTTTCCGTGTTGTCTCGGAAACATGCCGATGGAACGACTATTATTGTGTATGGTGTTGATAAAATCTATTTGGTAATCGAATAGTTCAAATGGTACCAATCCATAGTCTAGAGTAATAATCTTTATATAATTCTTAATGAAATATATTGGATCTGCTTTACACTTAATGTATTCTTGGACTTGGTATTCCGTATAATCGACAGAAACCCCAATAGATTTTAGGTTTGGATTTGAATTGTATGTCAAAGAAGCCATAATTAGTGTTTACTTTTTCGTATAAATAAGATATAATTATCACATAGCCTATATAATTACTGGACAATGGGACACCAGTTGCATGAGCAGGAACCTACCCCTGCCAGATGAGGATCGGGAATTTTCCTGTNCCCTGTAGTAGCCAATCTACAAATAAGTCTGTCGTTATAGCAAAACTAGCAATACAGACATGGACGATAAAGTTCAATATTATTCGCAGGTCGGATGTTTCTTTATCAGAATTCCAGTTTTTGCATCGGACCTACACGGCGCAGTTTATATAAACCATCAATGTAGGGCTGGAAAAATACCAAATAATCTAGTAGTCAAGTGGTTGCGAACGCAGTGAGCAATCCACCATTCGTGAACGCAGTGAGCGAATTAAAAGGTCAATATTAGTATTAATCTGTTCAACCATTCACTGCGTTCATGGTTGCGAGCAAGCTCGTGTATCAACATTAGAATCCAGTTGGTGTATTATTTGACCAAGTATCTATTATAAAAGTATCTGGTACATTAGACTTAACAAAGTAATCCAATGGTTGATTTGGTAAAGTGACATTGGCTTTCTTGATAACGCCTGATGATGTTATTGATCCAAATATATTAACTTTCATGGTAAAGCTAAAGGTATAAACTATTTCCCGTCTTGATTGAAAATCGCCATCATAAGAATCCTGGAAACTAACTCCATTCAATATAATAGGAACATCATTAACAATATTCAAGTCTGGAATAGCATTAATTGATAATGTATAGTCTGGAGTGAATACTGGCAAGATTTGTTCAACTACTGCTAATGCATCTTCTGTTGTTTTGGTTAACAAGTTTAATTCTATATCTAGATTATATGGTACAGGACTGAATTGAGTCTTTAATACAGATGTAGTTTGGTTATAACTAGCAACCTTTGTCATTTTGTTGGACTTTCTAGTTGCATCATAAGAATATCCAACTATTTCAAACGACATTCTAGGAAGTATAGTATTAACATTGTTATCCAATGATGGATCTTGTTCCAGTCGAACTAGCCATTTTTCTTTAGGACCATAAGCAATAGGTACGTTTATGGTTTGTAATACGTCACCATTTTCGTCCATTCGCTCAATTTGAATTTCTGAAAACATCCGTCCGAATGCTACAATTGCTTTCTTTATAATACCATGGTAATATGGAGGATTATTTAGCATTATAGTTCACCGAATGGATTTGTTTCTGAGAAGATAACATCAGTTGCTTTATCTATAAACTTATCATTATCGCCATAAGATTGTTGAGTATCAGTATTGGCAGTAATGTCTACATCAAACGATTTCAAAGTTTCAAACACATCAACCTCATCAATACCAGTATTGATCTTTTCACTAGCATATTGGAACAATTCGATTTGCAGTTTGTAAACGTAAAGTTTTCCAATTTGATAGAATGGATCCTGATGTTGCACAAACTTTATTTCAAACAATCCCTTTGATAGTGGAAAGTAAATCAAATCACCTTCACAAGGTCTGTTTGGAAGAATGGTAGTTCCAAAAGTTCCAATAAGTTGTTCCCAACGCTTTCTAGCAATTACTAATGTAGCAGATTGTTCAACCATCAAACCAAACTTTTGAATGAATGACCCTTGACCTTCAAAGTTATCTATATTCTCAAAGTATGCTTCTATTGGATATTGACTATTGAATTGTGATAATCTATCCTCACCAAGTATTTCATCTTTAGCAATCAAAGTTCTTGGAATGTATCTAACATCCTGACCATAAATCTTTAATGATTCGATGATAATATCCTCCCAAACATTCTGTTCGGAAGTAGTACCCATTGTAAAATATTTATTCCGTGGCATAGTATCAGCCCATAAACCATGAGAGTGGTGCTGCCAATGTTACTAATTCATCTTCTAAATCTTTTATTTCTTGTGTTGCTGTATCGTATATGCCTTGACCATCTATAGAAACACCACCCGGTAAAAGCATATTAGAAAATTTAGATAAATTCTGCCCCCACTGTTTTTTGAACAAAGCAGTAGTATAATGTTTCAACCATCTCTCGTTCCATACTTGAGTAGATTCTGCTGGATCCAATGCACGGTAGCATTCTGCAATAACATAGGTTCCTAAAGTAACATCAGTTTCCCAATTTAGATCTAAATGTAATCTACCTTGCATACGATTGAATCTGATTGATGGTGCTCTGTTCAACACAAAAGACATCAAGTCAAGATAACTCATAGCAGTTGTATAGTAAATCATTGATGTTGAAGTCAAGTCATGTAGGTCATTTAATCTTAATTGATACTGAAGATTGAAAACGGTATTGGTCGATGTTGTACTGTTGCTGATTGGTAGAATGTTGCTTATGCCATAAACCAAATCGGGAATTTCGATGTACTTGTTATCATATACACCAAGAACACAAGATACTATAGTCGTATCGTATCCCGATTTAGAACCAACAATGTGTTCACCTGGTACAAATGTACCTTTAACCATTTTGGTCATTAGACTAGCACCAGAAGATGATTCGAAGATTTCTGTAGCAACTTCGGCAGTAGCACCAGAAGTTAATCCTGTGACAGTTTCACCTACAGTAAAAGAAGTAGCAGTCTGTGTAGTTAATGTTATGATGGATGCTGAAATCTTGTGTTTCATATAGAGTTTTTCAACCCCATCTGGATGATACTGTCTCCAATATTCCAGTGCTTCATCTATACGGTCTTCTAATTGCATATCCTCTACATTGATTTCAAGTACGGGAGCACCTAATGCACGAAGACAGTATTGTTTAAGTTGTTCTCTTGAGTGTGTGGCCATTCTTATAGTCTCTGTCTTACATCGATGCTAATAACATCTCTGGATGTGATATACTGATTCGTATTAATATTGGTTAGAATAATATCAAACTTCATCGTTCCTGCTACAAGTTCTCCAGTACCAAAAGTGTATCTCAAAATACCATTAGCGGAATCGTGTTTTTGCATACTTCTAGTAATTAGGACATTGGATGCATTTCTCCAATTTATAGTAGCAGTGTATATGGCAAGATTCATTGGATCGTAAGTGTTAGAATCTATACAAGTAAACTGAATAGAACTTCCAGTATCTCCTTGAACAAAATCTGTCATAAAAGTTCTCCCTTTGTTTTGTATATGTTAACGAATGAATCTGTTACTAAATGATTAGTTGTGAATCCAATTTCTTGATTAGAAAGTTTACTAAACATCACATCAGATTTTACTTCAAATAATGCATTGAATTTACCAATCTCATTCTTTTGAGTAATAAATTTAGCATCAGGTAAATTATGTACTACTGTAAATCCAACCAAATTTATAGCATCATCATTCGTGTTATAGTATATCATATTTTAATTAGTAACTTTTATAGGAACATTCATTTTTACTATTTCAGCAAATACCATTGGTTTTGTTACCATAACTTGAGTAAATTCTATATTAGAAGGTGAAACCATAGTAAATGTCATATTACCAACATCAACAATTCTTGTTGGAGGATATAGAATTATAAATTCGCCTAATCTATAATTACTTAATACTCCTGATAGTATTTTAGAACTAGCACCGTTTATAGTATTTATATTACTAGTTGCTACAGCACTTTTTGGTGCAATTTCAGATTTAGGACTGAATCCTGATACTAACGAGATATTAGTGTTGCCTGATATACTAACAACAGTTTCGTTTATAACACTATTTATATCAGCAACAGATTCTGTGGCAATAGGATTAGCAATTTGACTGTTGGTAACAGAACCGATACTGCTTCCGGTATCCACACCTGATATAGACTGGTATGATACTGATAATTCAGTTCCTATAGCAATTGCTGCAGTGTTACCTGACAGTGCTACTTGACCAGTTTTAGTAAATTCTAGTGTAGTTGTATCGACAGTTACTTCATTGCTGTTCAGTAAACTCAGTATATTAGTTTGTGTATTACCTATTGAACCAGTAACAGTTATTCCTGTTGGGAATCTTGTTAAAGAAGCATCAGCAATGTTAGTATTACCAGTTACTGACGATAATTCTAAGAATAATGAAGTGCCTACATCCCCAACTTCAGTAGAGGAATCTACACCTGTACTGAATGCATATCTGTCAGCATCTGGTATTGATATTCCTGTTTGGATAGTTGCTGAATTGCCTAACAACACTCCTGATACTACTGGTATCGATTCACCGATAGTTACTGTTGATTGTATTCCAAGAGATCTTGCTGTTGTTATTGGAATAACTTTACCAGTAATACCTAAAGCAACATTGCCATTAAGTAATAATAAATCAACAGCAGATTCATTTCCTAATCTAATGGTTGATGTTATACCAAGAATTGCACTAGAAACGACAGGTTGTACTGTTCCAGGAATAGCAACAATTTGATTACCAATCCCATCACCACTTCCAATTTGATTTAGAATTGGAGTGCTTACTGTTCCTGTAGTACCTTGAAGAACTACTGATATATTATTTGGCTCAATACCAATTGATATATTCGCATCTATTCCATAAACATCAACAGAAATTGATTTAGATATAGTTCCTGCATTTGCTACAATTGCATTTCCATTGGCATTATAAGAACTAACAATGTTTAATTGTTTGGCTGAAACTGATGTTGCTATACCAGAAAGTGTTAATGTGGTATTAGTAGGTTCTGAACCAACTGATGTTGAACCTGTATTACCTTGAATGGACGACAGTACATTACTTGACAATGTTCCAGCAACAGCAGTAGATATATTATTGCTTATTGATACTGGTTTGTCTATTAGTACATTACCAACATTAGTTGATATTGTATTGCTAGCTGGAGTTGATGATACTATTGGTGGTAATGCTTTTATCAGACCAGATATGCTATTGCCAGATATTGCTATTTGAACATTATTCTCATCTACACCAGAAGATATTGTAGCAATGATACCACTAACAAAAGCATTGCTTTGAATATCAGTATTACCAACATTAGTACTAACTAGATTGTTTGATACTGACGTAGTACTTGTTTTGGATAAGTTTCCAGTTACTGTATAACTTGAATTTCCATAATTTGGTACAGATGATGTTTTGTCTATATCACCAACATATCCATAACTTAGAATTCCATTCAGTGCTACTATAGTATTATTAGGTTCAGTTCCTATAACAAATGCTGAAGTATTACCAGTAACTCCTACATCAGAATACTTACCTACGTTTCCAATATAACCAATTGAATAGTTGTTGAATACGTCAGCACTTATTATTCCTAGTACATTACCGATAGAAACTGTATTGGATACTCCTCCAAGCAATACAGTTGAATTGGTCGAATCTCTGCCTATAGAAGATGTTATAGTATTACCAGTAACAGTAATATTACTAGATTTTGAAACTGTATTTGGACTTACTGAACCAGATGTGCCAGATAAAGGTAATGTTATATTGAGTGGATCATTTCCTATAGCAAATGTAGATGTGTTACCTACAATGCCAGTAACATTTGATTTAGATACAAATCCGGTTATACCAGTAGATGCAATACCAGTAGCAGCAACGGTAGCATTGTTAGAACTTGGAGTATCATTATTAGCTCCAATGTATATTGTAGTCGATGCACCATTAAGAGCAACAGTTGATGATTTAGATACAAATCCAACTGAACCAACTGATGTATTGCTTGAAGCAATAGATGAACCAATTTCAGATACACTTCCTAATTCAATAGAACCAGTAACGCTTGAAAGTTCATTATAACTAAATCTGGATACTAATCCTGTTTCTGTATTAGATGTAATACCAGTTAATGATATAGCAGAGTTTGTAGGTTCAGTTCCTAACGACAATGAACCAATTACAGATGAAACTGTACACGAAACAGATTTTCCAAATTGACCAATATCAAAAGTACTTTGTGTACCTTGAACATCTTTACTAATACTGGATAAAGTATATCCTGAAGTTATGTTAGCAATGATACCATTAGGAACTACTGAACTGATAATATCGGTTGAATCCGTATAACCTGATGCTGAATTACCAGTAGAATCTGCTATTATATTAGATTGAACTTGACCAATCGAAACTATACTAGAATTATTAGAAGGAACGATGGAGGTTGACTGGTCAACACTATTTGGTATAACAGAAGAAGTTACTGATGATAATAATACTATTGTATTAGCAGGATCTGTTCCTATAGTTATAGTAGCAGTATTGCCAATACCATTAGCAGAACCAACTTGTTTCAGATTGCTAGTTTGAGTTGTGGCAAGGTTACCGATACCATTAGCAGAACCAATTTGATTTAGATTGCTAGTTTGTATTGTGCCTGAAGCAGAAACGCCAAGAGCAGAACCAACTTGTTTCAGATTACTAGTTAGTATATTACTTGACAATCCTGACAATAATATGATAGTATTATTAGGTTCGGTTCCAATTACAATAGAACCAGTATTTCCTCTTAATTCAACGGAACCTACTTGGTATAAATCGTTTACTGAAGTTATACCGGTATTGCTTTGACCTAAAGCAGAACCAACTTGATTCAATGGTTTGGTAGATGCAGTACTCGATATACCTGCTAATTGAATTACTTTATTTGTTGGTTGATTTGCTAATGAAGTTGTACCAGTAACGCTATTAAGTAGACTTGATACTACTGGATTTGCATTTGCTAGAACACCATAACCGGTAATTGTTCTTGCAGTAATGCTATTAGAATTTAGTAATGTTCCTTGTTGTAATGTTCCTACATTGCTATTAGCTGGATAAGACAATGTGAATATTACATTGTTAGCAATAGCATAACCAGAAGTTCCTGTTATAGAAACAATAGTATTAGTTGGTTCGTTTGCTAATGAAGTAGCACCAGTTATACCTGATAAGATTATAGAACTAGATTGAACAACACTAGATAATCCAGTAGTTCCTATAAATCCATTAGCACCATTTGACCCAATCTGATTCAGATTGTTTGCTATAGAAGAACCAGAGTTACCTGAAATTCCTATAGTGGTATTTGAAGGTCTTATTCCAATCGATGCTGTTGCTACGTTACTGATAGCAAGAATGGTATTTGATGTTGTTACGTTATCAATAGAACTAGAAGCAGCATTACCAAATATAGAAACAAATGTGTTGCTAGGATCTTTGCTTATAGCAGTTGAACCAGTATTGCCTTGGATATTAGTAACACTAAATTTAACTAAATTAGAATCCAATAATCCAGTTAATGGAATTCCTGTAATATCACTAGAACCAATTTGAGCAACTGAACTTAATGATATTGAACTAGAAGTTCCTGTTATAGAAACAATAGTATTAGTTGGTTCATTTGCTAATGAAGTAGCACCAGTTATACCAAAAATATCAGTTGTTCTTGATACTGAAACGGTATTAGTATTTCCTGTACTACTATTACCAGATACATTTTTACTGATTATTGCTAAAGCATTACCAACATCAAATGAACCAATGTTGCCAATGTTAGATATTTCTAATTTTGATAATACATTACCTGCAATACCAGAAGAACTAATGGTATTGACAGTATTGTCATTGGTAACTTGTGGCAATCCAATTGAACTGAATAGTGTATTACCAGAAAGCGTTACAATTGTATTGGTAGGTTCAGTTCCTACAGAAGTAGCACCAGTAATACCTGTTATAGAAGTGCTAGTATCTTTTCCAGTAGTTCCTACTGCTGAAGTTAATACATTAGTAAGTATTCCAACATCACTGGATTTATTAACGTCTCCCACATAGTTTGTGGAAGTGTTACTAGTAATTGCTAAAACTGTATTAGTAGGTTCATTACCAACAGATCCAGTAGCAGTATTACCTGTAACATTAGTAATACTTGTTTTGGATATAATTCCTTGTTGGATACTAATGCTGTTGCCAGATAATACAAGAGTAGTATTGGTTGGTTCATTACCAACTAATCCAGTAGCAGTATTACCTAATATGGTATAGTTTAATCCATTTTGCGTATTACCAATAGATCCTAATGTCGAATTACCATTGATATTAGTAGATGATATTTTGGTTAGATTACCCAATACTATACTACTAGAATTACCAGTCGATGCAACTGTAACTGAATTGCTTTCTACAGTAGATGAATCACCAAATAAGGTTCCTTTAGCAGAATTTCCTAATATTCCAATAATGACATTAACACCAGAATTACCAACACTGGTACTAGAAAGGGTATTGCTTAAATTGACTACTTTTGTTGGTACTGAATATCCAACAACACCTTGAGCAGATGCATTCGATATTGATATTATTGTATTAGTAGGTTCAGTTCCTACAGAAGTAGAACCAGTATTACCAGTAATATTGCCTGAACTTTGTGGTAATACGAATCCAGTATCAATAGAAGATACAATACCAGTTGAATCTGTTATCAGATTAGCTAATGTACTTGATACTGATATTAAACTAGAAGAACCATTTAATGCATATTCTGATGATTGAGTTACTGTAGATACTGAACCAGTAGCAATAGCATTAGTGGAATCTGTGCTTGTATTACCAGTAGCAAAACCAAGATTAGAATATGCTGATATTCCTGATACAGAAACGATAGTATTATTAGGTTCAGTTCCTATAGCAAATGCGGAAGTAATACCTCTTATACCAACATCAACTGATTGGATTATTAATCCTGAAGATGTGGTATTTGATAATCCTGTGATATTATTAGCAACAGATTTAGCAACAGATCCTATAGCAGAATAACTTGACGTTCCAGTTACTGAATTAGTTGTATTGTTAAGTTCAGAACCAACTGATATAGAACCAGTATTGCCAATAATAGCAACTTTAACATCTTCTTGGATATTACCTAAGAAAGTTAATAGTTCATTGCCACTAGTATCTGAATAACTTAATGCTTTAGTATTGCTTATGCTAGAAGTTAAACTAGAACCTACAGCAGTCGATATTGCATTTGGTGTTATATTGCCTGATGTAATATTACCCAGATTGCCTGATAGCAATAAAGTAGTATTATTTGGTTCAGTACCAACAGAAGTTGTACTAGTAATACCGGTAATGCTAGTAGTATTATCATGACCTATTGAATTTAGATAAGCATTAGCACTAGTTTTGGATATGGATGTATTGCTGAACTTAGGTAAAGAACTAGTTGATATTGTACCAACATTGCCGAATAGTCCTAATACTAAATTTGTAGATTCATTGGCAAGTGCAGTAGTAGCAGTATTACCAACAATGGAATTGACATTGTAATAATCAATTTGGTCAAGAGTAATAGATGAACTTGAACCAGTAATTGGAACAACTTTAGAGAATACTGTTGAGTTGATTGAAGTAGTACTTCCAACTCCAGAAATTCTCAAAGTAATATTATTAGATTCAATTCCTATTGATGTAGTAGCAGTATTACCTACTATATTAGTTACACTGAATTTGGATACACTTCCAATGCTACTGAATATGTCATTACCAACACTATTGATTGATAGAACAATGTTATTAGGTTGTGAACCGACAGCAGAAGAAGCAGTATTACCTCTGATAGAAGTAGTGACACTATAACCAGTAATCGAACCAATACTAGTTAATGATCCATTACCAACAATATTGGTTTGGTTAAATTTAGATACAATCGAACCAATATTTGAAGTTATTCCGTTTCCGTATAATGAAACAGTAACATTAGTAGGTTCATTAGCAATAGAAAGGGTAGCAGTATTACCAGTCAATCCAGTTATAGTAGAATACTGAACTGTATTTGTATCGAATGAACTTGATACACCAGAAGAAACACTAGAACCAGTTTGAGAAACAGATCCAATAGAGGACGTACTTAAATTACCACTAATCGATAATACTTTTGCATTAGTGACAGATGATACAAACCCGGTAGTAGCATTTCCTAATACGGCAACTTTAATATCATTAGTTAGAATACCAATATTAACACTATTAGTAAATCCAGTTAGTAATATTGTAGTTCTATTTGGTTCAGTTCCTACAGCAGTAGAAATTGTATTACCACTAATTGATATAGAATTAGATTGAGCAACATCAGAAATTACAACTAAACCAGTATTACCTTGAATCGAAGTTGTAGAGTAATTTGGTTCATTGCCTATAGAAGTAGAACCAACATTACCTATAAGATTAGTAAATGCAAATTTGTCTAATGAACTGGTAGAAATTGATGTAATATTAGACTCGGCATCAACAGACAATACTTGTTGGACTGAGTTGATTGATGTTATAATACCATTACCAGAAATAGGTAATGTAATGTCGTAAGTTTCTGTACCAATCAAAGTAGTAGCAATATTTCCTACTAGATTGATAGAACTAGATTTAACAACAGATCCTATTGCTGTTGCACTTGATGTTCCAATTACAGAAAGTGTATTCTGTTCAGATTGAATACCTATAAAGACATCAGCAGTATTACCAACAACAGTAATTGATTGCGATGGTATTACAGAATTTATACTAGCAGTTGCTGATGTTCCATATAGGAAAACATCACCTGGATTAGCAATTACATTAGCAGTAACTGAACCAATCTGACCAGTACCAAGAATGATATGGCCAGGTTCGATATAATCTGACGATACCCAATCTGATGAATAATATGTCGTGTCGTTAGATAGTTTTCTTTCAACAGGAATGGATTGGAATGTTCCTACGTTACCAGTAACTGGATTAGTATTAGTAATCGTTAATTGACCAACACTTGAAGAACTACTATTACCAGTCAAATAAGCATTGACCGATACAATTCCAGTTACTGAATTGATGTTAGTGTTGGCAGTATTGCCTGTTATAACGTAAGTTACACTATCAGATTCAATTCCAATATAAGCAGTAGCTGAAGTTCCAGTCAATTCTACTATATGAGAATTATCAGGTCTTCCTAGTTTACCGATACCAAGAATAAGATGTGAGTAAACGGTATAATCTAATTCAACCCAATCAGAAAGATAATATGACTGACTGATTCCTCCAGACAGATTACTAAAGGATTGAACAACAGATCCTATATCAGTTGATAATTCATTACCAGATATAGAATTTGATGCTATTGCTATTACAGAATTAGTATTAGTCGAACCAAGTAATCCACTAGATGTTAATGTGTTAGAAGTTACTATCGAACCAATACCAACAGAACCGATGTTGTTTGTTAATTGAACTACTGTATTAGTTGGTTCATTACTAATAGAAATGACTGCAGTATTGCCTGACACAGATTTTGTACTAGAAATACTTGTAGAACCAATACTAGAATAGATTGAATTATTCGAGATTGATACTGTAGTATTGTTAGGTTCAGTTCCTATAGATGTATTAGCAAAATTGCCAATAATAGAATTGGTATTGATTTTTGCTAATGAACTTATCGATACCGAATTCAGAATACCTGTATTAGAATTATAGTTTTCTGGATATAATGAACCAGTATCAGTATATGCAATTGAACCTGATAGTTGTACAGTAGTATTATTGGGTTCAGTTCCTATAGAAGCAGTAGCAATGTTTCCTGTTATAGAAACTTCGTATTCTTTGGATAACGATCCTGTTCTGGTTATACCAACAATTAGATTAGAATAAACGGTATAATCTAATTCAATCCAATCAGAAAGATAATAAGCAGGATTGTTGTACGTTCCGGTTACTGATGTTGAGATTCTATTTACAGTAATAGAAGTGCTATTACCAGTAATGCTAGCAACAACTGCTTTGATAACAGAATCGACTGAAGTATTACTTTGATTTCCTGTTATAGAAGTAGTATAAGAATAGCTTAATGGATTTAGTATTACTGAACTTGATGTTCCGGTAAGTGATGTATTTGTATAGGTAGGTTCATTACCAACAGAAGTTGTAGCAAGATTTCCAGTAATATAATTTGTGCTTGATGCTATTACTGAATTTATGCTAGTTGATGCACCATTTCCAGTTACTGAAGTTGTCGTATAAGTTGGTTCGTTTCCTATAGAACCAGTAGCAAGATTACCAACAACAGACAATGAAGTCGATTGGACTACAGATCCTATACTAGATGATGTTGAATTACCGCTAATGGAATTCGTACTTGAATTTGTTACAGAACCAATCTGAGTCTGATTGATTATGCTAGGTACCTGAACCATTAGATTATTAGGTTCAATTCCAACAGAAGTAGAAGCAGCATTTCCTGTTATAGAAACTTCGTATCCATTAGAAACAAAACCAATTCTAGTAACACCAACAACCAGATTAGAATAAACGGTGTAATCAATACTTACCCAATCTGACAAGAAGTATGCTGGGTTATTGTATGAACCTGATACAAAATTGCTAATATCATTGATTGTAAATGCTACAGAATTACCAGTAACAGATGTAGAATTGGAACCAATCAATGTTCCTGTTTGTCCATTAGAAATGACATTATTAGGAGTGATATTAGTATTAGCAATAGGAGATGATACTGCACCAGTACTTAATGTTCCTGATAAACCAACGGTAACATTTTTACCAATCACGCCAGTTGATGTGTTAGTAATATTATTAGTTATTGGACCAGAAACAACAGGATAAGGAATTCCTACTGATAGGTAACTTGCATTAGTTTGTAGTAATATTGTAGTATTAGTTGGTTCGTTACTTATGGAAGTAGAACCTGTATTACCTGATAAGAATCCAATACTAGAATTTGTAAGACTAGAATTTAAAGATGTAGAAGCATTACCGATAACACCACTTGATATTATTGGTAATACTGATACTGTCTGGATTGATGATGATATTCCAAAAGAATCAACTGTAGTATTATTAGAAACTAGTCCTGTTGATACCGATGAAGAATTATAAAGTAATGTATAAGATGTAGATGGAAAAACTGAATTGAGGTATACTGTTCCTGCAGGTGATACTCCAGGAACAGTATAATCTAAGGATACCCAATCGGATAAAAAATATGAATTAGCACCAGATATAAAAGCCATTAACTTGTCTTCATCCTTTGAAAGTAGTTAACTAACATCTTATATCATGGTGTAATTACCTATAATAATATAAGAGACATTATTATTTATTATGCAATTCTAATCAAAGCGTTTGTAGCATCGTTAGTAGGCATAGTTAAAGTAAATGTTCCAGCGGTTACTGTTTGAGCACCAAATGTGTGAACCGATACAGCATTTTTACCAGCAGCAGTGTTGTTATAAATTAACACAGCATCAAATGATGTTGATAAAGTTACACCAGAGAATACGATTGAAGCTGAAGGTGTGAAGAAAGCAGTAGTACCAGCATTGCTTGGTGCAGTTGCAGTAGCTACAGTAACACCACCGGCTGTATAACCTGTACCAGTAACTTCACCAGTAGAAGTATAAGCAGTAGTTGTAGCACCAAGTGAAGCAGATGCTAGGTAAAGTGCCGCTTTAAATGTATCTGCAGTAGTAGTAGCACGAACCACTGATGGACCAAATGCGTGTAAGCCATTAAGAATATCTTGTTTGAAAGTTGTTGCCATTGCTTGGGTATTAGCCATTAAAATTCTCCTATTACGGTATCTGTAAATGCTGCGGGTTGTTTAAGTATTAAATGAACATCACGTCTGACAAGTTCATCATCTAAATGATATTCAGTCCAATTTGAAATTTCATTTTCAGATTCATCAGATCCTTCTGTTTTGACCAATAAAGATTCTTCAAGGTCGCCTTTAGTTGTAAAAATTAAACTCATATTATTCCTCATTATTAAAATAGTAAACTTACTCTATATTTATATTGTTAAGCATTTTGTAAAGCAAGATTGTGTCTACTTGATAATATCCTACTCCATGATGTTAGCGAACCGACTTGTTTTGGACTAGAATAGCTAGTAATATTTCCTAGTCCTAGTTGACCAGAATCATTTTGTCCCCAAGCAAGCAGCCGCTATTGGAAATCCTACTTCAGTGATAAAGTTTAGAAAGTCCATAGCTTTTCAAGATTAAGCTGAAGGAGCAGATTGAGCATTAACTAATACCCATGAAGTAGTAGGTTCACCCCAATAGTAATAATTGCCATCTTGAGGATAAGGAACTGGAGGTTGCCAGCTCATAGTAGCTAAGTCACCTACCCAAGAAGGATATGGTTTTCTAGCTTGATGTTCTGCTTGTTTATCTGCATTAAACTCTGCTTCGGTAAGCACTTTAACTACTCCTGTTAGAGAAGTATCAGCGTCATCATCACAAGTACCATAGTATAAAGGAGTTTCTAAATAAGTTCCTTCTGAACTTGTATCTATTGGATAGATACTTTCATTAGCAAAGTTAAATTGAAAACCTTTTACATCTGGTAAAACTGGTCCAGTTTTCATTGGTTCTTGTGTGCAAAGTATTTTAGTATTTGCATCAATGTTTGTTAGTTGTATATACATAGATTGTCCTTTATATCGCTATTCTTCTTACTGCTCTAGTTGGGCGAGCATGAGTAAATTTATTATCATTATGCCACCAAACTGTGTACATATAAACTGCTTCATAACTATTCGAATTTGCTTCTGTACTTGTTAAAGTAAAATCATCATTGTAAGCCTCTATACCACCAGATTTAAATATTGTTGGCGAAGTATTTATCCAAGATTGTGGATACGAAGTCGACCATACATAAGCAGTATCTATAGGTTCTGGTGCTACGGCATATGGGTTTTTACCTGTAACTCCATCATAAGGGGCAGGAGAATTTTCAACACCTGTTCTTAAATACCACCAGATTACTTCTACTTCTAGTTTAGCCGGTAAGTACCAATCAGTATAACCACCAATAGTTAATCCTTCGCAGAAAGTGGCACCTTCATAAGAGCTTCCTAAAGCAGCTAAAGATGCGCTATTAGCAGGTCCATTTATCTGAGAAACAATACCTGTAGTCACTCCAGTTGGACCCCATTTTTTACTTGCAAAACCAGTAGCTCTAGGTGCAACAATAAGCGCATGGGTTGCGATGCCATTAGCTGTAGTAGAAATTTTACCTGCGTAGAATCCACCACCATAAGATTGTCCGATAAGCGGACCTCCGCTAATGGATGCACTTGTATTACTTGGCGCACTATTACCTATCAAATTTGTAGCTACTACAGTAAATGTAGTATCTCTAAATGCTTGAATATTAACATTTATAGAACCACTACCTCTTTGAGTTACACTTCCTGTTTCTCCAAAAGAACTTGTAGCTGTATAACTTATAATAATGGCATTTCCGTCAAAACTTGGTGCTGTAAAATTAATAGTTGCAGTAATATTATTTACAGTAACACTAGTAATAGTAGGAGCATTTGGTTCTTGTTGAACAAAAGGAGAATTATAAATTCTACGAATAGCTCTGACTGAACCACCGTTCCAAGTTTTACCGTAAGAGTTAACAAATCCTGTAAGAAAACTTAAAAGCATATCATTAGTGCTATCTAATTCTGTTGATGTGCGGTAATAATGTTGTGGAGAAATTGTAAACGCATTAGTTTCACCATCTCTAAACCCAATACCTGCAATCGTCTGAGCAGGTGAAGTAGGAGTGTGATTTGTACTAATAGGTTCTGGTGCAATAGCATAAGCATTACTTCCAGACCGAATATCATTATTATCTGCTGTCGGTTTTAAGAAATAATAGCAAACCTCAAGCTCATCTCTAGCCGGTAAATACCAATCGCTATAACCACCAATAGTCAAGTTCTCACAGAATGTAGCAGCAGGATAAGTAGCTCCTAATGCAGCCAGTCCCGCTGAGTTTACTGGTCCATTAATTGTTGAAGTAAATCCAGTTGTTACTCCACTTGGACCCCATGTGGTATTACCAACATTTCCAGTAGCTTTAGGTGCAACAACTAAATTGTAGATTGTACCCGAATCATTAATCTGACCAGCATAAAAACCACCTCCATACGCTTGACCTATTGTTGGTTGAATACTTGGCGTCACACTATTACTAGCAGCGGACGGCAGACTTGTACCTACTGAGTTTGTCGCGGTTACTGTAAAAGTATAAGCTGTTCCGTTAGTTAATCCTGTTATTGTAATTGGGCTAGAAGAACCTGTGGCGGTTATATTACTAGGAGAGCTTGTTACGGTGTAACTAGTAATAGGTTGTCCTCCTGTATCTGAAGGTGGTGTAAAAGAAACTATTGCTGAAGCGTTATCTTTTATGGCTGTTCCAATAGTCGGTGCAGAAGGTACACCAATTCCTTTAGCCCAAAGACCACCTTGCTTTTGTTGCAGTTGACTATTTAAACCCCAAGCACCATTAGCTTTCCCAGTGTAATCCGTACCACTAGAAGTAGTTGCTGCTGCTACAACAAAATTACCTTTCCAACGATTAACCATTAGAAAGTCTCCTTATGAAATGTCTTCATAACTTATAGTGTAAGTGATTTTACTAGCTGTTCCCGAAGTTACAGTAATAGATGTACCTTCTTCCAGATAAATAGAAGTAGATTTATCAACTACATTCAGAGTTGCACCTGCCGGAACAGACACTAGATAAATTAATGGATATGCAGTACCGCCACTAGGAGCAGAACCTTGAGCTACTGCACCGTTACTATAATTTGATATAGTGGCGTTAATACTATTTGTCCCGTCAACATTAGCTGCTAAAATTTGATTTACTTTATATACTTTACCGCTACCACTGGGGTTTGTCAATAATACGACCGCAGTTGTAACCGCGGGTGTTAGATATGTAGTCTTACCATACATTGCTGTAATGTTTATTATATTTGGATTTGCCATATATTACCCCCCAAAGGCGATGGACATTGCTATTGATTTTCCTAGTGAGACTCCACTCGATGAGATGTCACCAGATCCTAATAATGATACACCGTTAATAGTTTTGATATTTGTACCCGAAACTAGTGCATTCTGTTTAGTACCAAGTTCAGTATTCAGATTCGATAAGTTATCGTCTGCTTCTTGATTTGTAAGAGGTGAACCCTTAACATTTCTTAGGGTTAGTGTTGCCATTGTTCATATCCTTATAAAGTATCTATACGACTATTTATAAAGAATTTCGCTTGATGTTCTCGATATAGTTATTCATAAAATGATTATCAAGTAAATTCAGTTTTCCCTTCTTGATTCCAAACCAGAATCCTTTTACACGGTCTTTTATTCTTTGCCAACTATTGAAGGTTCTTACGTCACCATAGTGATCAAAGTACATCAATTTGCCATGATGCTTATAAGGAAAGATTGGATTACGAGTAACAATATCAGTATTATTAACAAACCGATAATGTTCTATGTTAAGACTATTCAAGAATCTAATGTAGGTAAGATTACCGACTCTAGGAGAACCAAAGGTATACAGTGTTGGATTAGGCATACCTTCTGTTCGATGACATCTTGCCGCCATAAGAGTAGCCATTGCAGCACCTAATGAATGTCCAGTAAGATACACTCTACGATTAGGATATTTCTTTAAAAGTTTGACTATATCGTCCCAGATATGGTCAACGGATGCTTTGAATCCTTTATGGACTTTACCAATACCAGAACTACTAGGCACAAGTTTGAATCTAATATCAGCAACTATGTCTTGCCACTCGGTAACTTGAGTGCCTCGGCAAACTATAATGATAGTGTCTATATTGAATAGGAAATAGGCTTGAGAACCTTTCTTATCGATTAGAATGTTTTGATAACCAGGGAAGTCCTGGTTATCGTTATAAGCAAGATTGCTAAATTGTGCTAGTATTAGTGGTGTTGTCATGTTATTGTACCGTTTGCTCAACCCAAGATACAGACGGTTCATCCCAGTAATAGATTTTACCGTCTTGTGGATAAGGTACAGGTGATTGCCATAAACAAGATTCTATATCTAACGTCCAAGATAAATAAGGTTGCGGTGCATAAAAAGCATCTAACCCCTCATTGTATATATACCCAACACCTGCATAATTTTTTCGTAGTGGTGTATTATTTGGATGCTTTCCACCGTGAGTGTTGTATGATGTTTGAATCCAACCGTCACCAAATAGTTTAGAATCAATCACGATTTGCTCTGCAACAATTACTTGCGTGACGATTCCATTTTCTACTTTTGCAAAATGACTCATAAGTAACCTTTAGAATGTAATTGAACCAGATGATGTAAATTTATAAATGCGATATCCACCCGTAACTGTAATAGTTGGTGAGCCAGTTGTTGACGATGCCGCGCTGTAACTGTCTGGATAACGAATAATAACCACACCAGAACCACCAGCACCACCTACTTGTGGACTTGATCCACCGCCACCGCCACCGCCTGTATTTGCCGTACCCGAAGTTGCAGGTATAGAATCATTTGCGCCATTACCGCCACCACCATTTCCGCCTACGCTAGGGTCGTAACTACCTCCCCCTCCACCAGCGTAAAACACAGAAGTACCAGTAATAGACGATGCTAAACCTACACCACCACCGCCTCCTCCACCATCACCATAGGCGGCTCCGC